TATTCAAAGGCAAGAGAGAAAATTTCCGAGTTTCCGACGCTTATTTCATTCTTAACACAATCTTTTTAAGAGTTTCATACCAGTATATACCACTTTGGCGTAGTTTATTATTTGAACTTCGTAAACGTTCTAAACTATTTCTTAATCGTGTTACCTGTGACTTTGTAAGCCTTTTATCGTTTTTTTGTAAATCTTCTAGCTTCTCTATAATATTATCAATTTGAATACATGTAAAATCAGGTATTTTTGGTGACTTCTTTTTTAAGGCCATCAATGAAGGCCGTTTTATTTTAGGCATAGTTGTGTCCTTTTTAAACCGTCAATGATTGGAAATGTAAAGAGTTATGATACTATTTATAAACGGCCACTAGGACCTAGGAGCTTTTCCTGAAGTTTCAACACCACTATGTATAAAACTAGTTTCCTTGAGCTGTTATAAAGTTAAATGAAAAAGAAATACGCTTTTTATCTGGATTTAAATTAGGCTCAACACTATGTTCTAGCCAACTTGGAAACAACACTAAACGATTGACCGCTGGTTTAAATGAAAACGAATAACTATTCATAGGATTATAACTATTCATTGAGGTATGATTCCAATCGTATGATAACAACTCTCTACGTGGATGATAAAACACTAAGTTACCACAATTTTCAGGTGTGGCCAAATACCATACACCACTGAATACACAATTGGCATGTGTATGATAATCATTATAATTCATATAACCATTTGTATTAAACCACACATTACCTAAGACTAATGGTTTTGCCTGTAAAGAGTTAGCAAACTTATTGGCATGTCGTTCAAACTCACCTAATAACACACCTAACTTAGGAAACTCACCCTCTAAGTTTGGCGAATGATAACCACCTCTATTTGATAAATTAACACTTGGATTAGCGTCTGTGTATTCATTAACCCAATCGTATATTTGCATACAATCAATGGCCAACTCTGCCTCATAGTAAGGAACTTCAAATAAATTTTTAATCATATATTAGTGTATTATATATGCAAGACTGGAGAAAGTCAAGCTTCCGAGGAAAAAATTCTATAAAAGGAAGTAAAAAAAGCGTTCCAGTTGGAGATGGCTGTTTATAATATAGGCCTCCTATATCTCTTAACATCTTTATTACATTTATAGTTTAGCAAGCCGCTCCAGTTTACATAAGCTCTTTTTTACACCAGGTTTTTGATATAAGTTACTAAGGGTTTAAGTCTATTGTTTCACCACGTATAATCTTAGCACCTGTAGTATTTTCTGTATTACTTCCCTCTACTGTGGTGGCCAGATTGCCTTCTACATCTATAGTCATATTGCCACCTACTTTAAGGTTAAAGTCTTCACCTGCGTTTACATTAATCTTGCCGTTTACGGTTACCATATTAATATCTCCACTATCCACTTGTATATTAATGTTCGCCCCTGTTCCTACTTGTATATCGTAGTGGTTGTTGGCCGTATTGGATTTGTTTATGAATATCTTGTGACGGCCATCTATAGAAATGTCTGAGTTGCCAGAAATAAACGCTTGACTATTGCTTGACTTAATGGTATAATGGTCGCCCTTAATTATATCTGTTTTTGTACCATCGGCCGATATTTCGTATGATGTGCCTGTTCTATGTCTTTCGTGTATTCTTTCGTTACCACTTGTATCGTCATATTCTTTAATGTGACCTGATTCGGTCTCAAACACTTTGTTATATGGATAAACGGCCGCATAGGGTATACTTGGTTGTGACCATAAATCACCATCTGAACCATCTATCACCGAACCGTCGGCGGCCGTAGTAGGATTAAAGTCCGCCGTGGCAATATTGGTGTTTCTTGTGGCTCTACGTAATGTCAAAGACAAGTGAGGATTGATTTCTTCACCACCATTCTTTAAATTAACGGCCAATCTATTAGTGTCGACCTCGTCTTTGTACTTAGGGTAAATACCGTTTGGATCATAAAATCCACCAGACTGAGCCAGTTCACTTGGTTTTCCTGGTAAACTACCCAATACCACTGGTTGCTGACACATCTCACCATCTCTAAAATATCCCATTACCCAACTGCCTTCTACTAATGCCGAAGGAGAGTTGCCAAGTCCTGAAATGGCCGCTGAAGTAATAGGTAAAAGAACCTGTGCCCACGGCAAGTCCTCTGTAGGCAAATCTGTCTTATTGGCCGTATGAAAGCCAATACATCGAACACGAACACGGCCAAGAAACTGAGGGTCGGCTCTGTCTTCTACTACACCGTTAAACCAGATAAATCCGTTACGGCCTAAAAAATTTTTGTCTGTATTCATTTTTTTTCTTTCGATAAATGTTTTCTTTTAATACACTCGCTTTACGCTATTTTGGCCTATTTCTTTTATTCATACGCAAATGGCCTATAACACTATGTATACCACTTATATAACCATGAATATACCCAAACCCTTGTCCCATATAGAAACAGGCAGTCGCCAGACTGACTTTAGCTCTTGGCCAGTTTGTATTATCTGTATCTATCATAGTTCCTTTGAAAAACCTCATATACTTTCTACGGTGATATTCTTCTATCATATCTATAGAGAGGCGGTTATATGAAGTTCTAATCTGTTCTATTAATGTTCTCATTATTCTTTATTTACTTGCCTTTCACGGTGTTTGTGTTATATTGTAGGCCATATACTCAGTTGTTGATAGATGGCCATTTCCTAAGCGCTCGGAAGCGTCGGAAATCTCTTAATTTCTCGTAGTCTATGTCAATATCTCCGTTTTTGATTTATCTATGTCCATAGTAGAGTTTCTTATAAACTGTTCGTCCTCTTCATATACGTTTACCACTTGTCTATTATTGTGATCTTGTAGTTTTACAGTAACATTATCACTTTCAGCAGGAAGTGGATTAGATACGGCGTCTTTGACACACCTCATAATCATTTCATGTTTTTTTGATATATTGTCAACAATGTGTTTTACTTGTAAGACTAGGTAACGACCACTGTAATATGGGTTTAATTCTTGTTTTTCATCTGGTGCGACTGGTTTTTGTAATGGTAAAGCAAACGATATTAAATCACCTGCGTGTACTCTTGTATTACCAGGAACAGTCATTACTAGATTAAAATTTGACATTTGTTCTCTTTGTGATATGGCATTTTGTACAATGTCTCGTACAGGTGGTTTTTCATACGCATTGTGTAATTTATCAGTGTCGGATATAGTCATTAATTTAGCATTTGGTTGTTCAGATAAGTTTTTTTCTGTATTATCAAAATGTGCGTATGGGTGAATAAACTTAATACCCGACTTACCACCCTCTGTGTGTTCAGTGTGAAAGAAGTCAACAAATGAGCCATGGTAATCAAAATCTGTCTCAGTAATGGTTTTATTAAAGGCGTCATGTGAAATCATTTTACTTGCGTATAGACCATTATTTAAACTTTCAATGACATTGACGGGGTCTTCAAAACTATATACTGATACGTTTCTCATATCTTGTGTAACGTCTTTATTGCCACCCACTCGTGTGTTGGCAGGTTGTAAATGATATTTTTCTACTACAGGTCTTGCTGTGTGACCACCTAAAGCAAGTAATGATTCAATACTTCTAAAGTTAAAACCTTTGATTGTTTCATAAAATAAAAAGTTTGCGTTCTTGTAGTTTTTAGATATAGCCTGTGACGCTAACATTTGTATCGCCTTAAATGGTTTTACATTTGGAATAACGTATTTGGCGTTTGTTTTTGTTTCTTCTACATAAAATGGTTTACGACTATCTAAAAATTTCTTATCTAGTAATATCTCTGCGACACCATTTTCAACAGGACCGGCAAATGCCTTACTTACTCTTGTTATACTGTTTCGATATGCCTCTCTACTAGTAAAGTGTAAACGATATACTTGTTGTCGACCTGTACCGCCTGATGGTCTTATCTTTTCTATTTTGTAGATATAAAATGGTTCGCTTGTTTCTTCTAAGGCGTCAACTCTATTATCGTTTGATGTGCCTGGTGTATAAAATTTAAGTTCTAATCTTTCTAAACCTGTTAATGGGAGTATTGTTCTAATATCTTGTGCGTCTGCGACATTAATTTCACCTGTAATACATTGTAACGTTACATCTTCTACTAATGATACTGACATCACTTGCGGAAGTATGTTAAATCTAACAAGTTCGTTTGCTTGATCTGGTGATTTACGATAAGATATTATTGTACAAACATCTAAATTATAATCACCAGCAAACTTTAATGAATCTTTGTCTTCATTTATATGTGCCATAGCATTATCTTCTTACCAATCTCTCAAATTCTTCTATAAACAATGGTAGAAATTTAGGATCAAGTAGTTTAATATTTCTTTTTTTATCTTGTAATCTGGATTCGTACTCTCTATTTGAAACTGACTGAGCACCTGTTGTTGTACTATTAACTTCTATTTTATGGTCATAATCAAAAGGACCTGAACCTGTTTGAGCGCCACTTGATTGTGTTATTTCATAATGATGTATTGCGTCAGGATTATCATATTTGTCATTGATATAAGTTTCAAACTCTTGTTCATTTAATGGCCAGCCATAATATCTGTCTGTAATATCATTTGTTATCATTATAATCCAAAAATAATCTGTTGTACCAAAATGTTTATATGACACATCTTCAGGTTTTTCACCACTAACTACATCGTAAGTTGAATATAGAGCTGCGTTATCTTTTAAACCCTCTCTTATTTTAACTCTTCTAAAAATATCAGTAACTAATTTAAAGTTTTTATTATTATTAATGTCATATAATAATTTTGGAAATGTTTCAAAATACTTTGCCATATTAGTAACCTTGTGCTATTAAGTTCTTTGTCATAATCTCTGTTTCAGTAAATGATAATGCTAATTGTACATTTACAGGAGCCGCACCTAAGTCGTCAAACTGTCTAAATGTACTAAATTGGTCTCCACCATAATCAACTGATACATCTGTTAATACACATCTACTTATTTTATTTAAATAGTTATTAACTTGATCTTTATAAGCATAGTGAATTTCAAACTCACTTGGTACTTTAAAGTATCTACCACCTGATAAATCATTTTCTAGTTCAGGATGCATATGAAATTTAAATAATTTTACAATTTTGTCTATTGATGTAACTTCATCTTTATTTCTTGCTTGTAAATTAAATGTGTATGAAAACTGTCTATGATTTACTTTTTCAAATACAACTTCGCTAAAAGGGTTTTCAGCAAAACCTGTAATCTTTGTAATAGCACCTGATACATCACCTACGCCAGCACCTTCAGCTAAACCTATACCTAATCTTTTTGATGCCTCTAAAGCAAAACCACCAGCACCTTTTAAAAAAGCACCAATTTGATCTTCACTATTACTAGCAGATGTTGTTTCAGCAAATGTTTTAGCTCCTAAACCACCTACACCTAACTCTGTAGGTCCGTTATTAACTGAGTAAGAAACTTTAATTGCTGGTGGCATATACAATGCTATAGCACTTGTAACAATGTTGTGTACAGGTCTTTTTGAGTTTACACTATTTGTAGTACCTTTACCAATTTTTATTTCATCACCACCTCTTTTTGATCTTAATGAGGGAATATCATAATTAAATTGAATATCAGCGTCACTAGTACCTTGAAAACTTCCTGTCGCTTTTAATTTTAAATCTTCAGCAAATTTTAAATCTGTGGCAGTAGAATGTTTTGATGATACGGTATAAAATATCATGTAATGGCCTTGTTCACTATTACCCAAATCTGCTGGAAACTGTATTTGTGAAAATGCCAATGGATCTGCCTTCATATGAGCAGTAGGCTCTTTTGTACTTGGAAGTTCTAATTTTGATTTCTTTAATAAATCCTGAGCAGCCGCCTTAGTCTGTTGACCAGTTAAGTTGCTTGATAAACCTTGTGTTAGGCCACCGCCTAATGCTAATAATTGTCCTAATTTGATTGAAGCCATCTAAATAAACCTATATATTATAATATATTTATAATGAAAACTAGAGCAACATATAAAGGTATTTACAAACCCACCAATCCAAAGAAGTATGCTGGTGACCCTAATAGAATAGTTTATCGTTCTAATTGGGAGCGCCGATTTATGCGTTATTGTGATTTAAACGAGAATATTACAACATGGGCAAGTGAAGAAATAGGCATACCTTACATTAATCCTATTGATAGAAAAAGACACACATACTATCCTGACTTTATCATAAAAACAAATAAAGGCAAGAAGTATATGATTGAGATAAAACCTTATGCTCAAACTCAGAAACCTAAACCTAAAACTAAAAAAACTAAGGCATTTATGCGTGAAAGTTTAGAATATATCAAAAATATGTCTAAATGGCAAGCCGCTGATGTATATTGTAGTGATAATGGTTTAGAGTTTAAAATATTTACTGAAAAAGAATTAGGTATCTATTAAAAATCGTTAAAATATCTTCTAATATTTTTATCACTTGTACCTGTATCTTCTAATATCGTTGTGTAAGTATTATTGGCTGTATTGACATTACTAGTACCACCCTTATTAATTTGCATATTGCTTTGTGGTTGTGATGATGAGGCCATTTCGGCACTTTCAGTATTTAATTGTTTGCCTGTGTTTAAATTTTGTGGATTCATTGTAACAGCGGCTGCTCTTAATGCGTTTCTATCATCTAAAGCTTCGCTAGCAGCAAAATTCATATCACTTCTTTGCTCTTCACCTCTATAATCATAGTCAGCATATAGCATAGGGTTCGTAGAATTTAATGCTTTGTGATCTTCACCTCTAGTAGGGTCTTTATCAATAACTAATTGATTATACATTTTCATTCTAGCTTTTTCAGCACCAGTATATGCACCCTCTGATCTTTTTTCGTGTATATCGTCAAAAACTTTTCTCTGTAATGCTTTGGCGTCTTCTAATGACATATCTTTAGAATTTACTTTTACCATTTTCTCTTCATCACCACCGCCAAAAAGATTTTTAACACCAGAAAATACACTACCAACTTTTTCTTTTACTGCTCTAATAGGAGCCATAATAGCGTCTTTAATTTTATTTACAGTTTCTTTGATACTATCAATCACACTATCAATCAAATTACCAAAATAGTTTGGTATATCTTCAGTAATAAAGTTAAAGGCATTCTTAAACATATCTTTAATGGCCGCTATATTATTTTTAGCGTTCTCTATTGCCTGATCTTTTAAATCTGTAAAGAATTGTGGTATTGTTTCTGTTATAAATGAAATAGAATCTTTTATAAGTTGTGACACTTTTTCTGGCAATTCTCTGTAAAACATTTTTACATCTTGTACAAATTGACTGTCAACACCAAAAAAATTCAAAGCAGCATCTAATAAAGAAAAGAAACCATCACCGATTATTGAAACTAATTTTAATGGTAAATCAAAAAGTAAACCTTTCATACCCTTTAAAAATAAACTACCGTCACCATTAAATAAACCTTTTAAAAGATTACTAATTGTAGAAAAAGCCAAACCAAAAGTTTCAATTAATCCCTCAACAAATGGGAAAAAGTCTTCTTTTAATGAAGTAAAAGCACTTTTAAATCCTTCTATTATTGGTTTTAAAACTTCACCAATTTGTTTACTAAATTTGCCTATATTAAGAGCAAAGGCTAATAATAAGCCGAAAAGTCCAACTTTACCTAATAGTCCACCGCCTATAGCACCAAAAAATTTAGTAGTTCCTTCTTTTACTGCTTGAAGTCGGCTACTCATCATATCTTTAAAATCTTGTGTAAAGAAACCTGTGTCACCACCCTCTTTTTGTATTTCTGTTTTTTGGCCTTCACTAACTTTTTCTTTTAAATCATCTTCAGCGGCTTCTTTCTTATCAAAAGATAACATGTCCGTAAATGAAGTTATCAAATCTTGTATACCTTGACTTATCTCTTCTAATATGCTAGTTTGATAATTTTGTACTTCTATTTTTTCTGTTTCGGCAACTTCACTTGATTTTAAGGGTAAGTTATCTGGACCAACTAACATAGCTTTACCACTGTTAGCTAGGCCTTCAAACGACTTACCTACAGACTTACCTATATCAAGGACTGTTTTATCTTTTATAGTTAGTTCCATTATTTTTTATCTGATTTTGCTCTACTACCTGTGTATAGACCAAACCAAGCCGCACCAGCACCAACTACGATTGATACTAAGCCTGATTGTTCCATAGTAGGTCCTTCTAATTCCATATACCATATTACTACTTTGTATAGTAAGAAAATATATGTTGATA